TTAAGTTCTTCGATGAACTGCAGTTGCCGGATGTTGCCGAAAAGCCGCGGCTAGGCGACGCCTCGGGGCAGTGGTTCCGCGACATCGTCCGCGCGTCATTCGGGTCATGGGACCCGGCGACACAAACCCGCTACATCAGGGACATTCTGACGCTTGCGCCGAAGGGTTCGTCCAAGACGACCAACGGCGCGGGCTTGATGCTCTCGGTCATGTTGATGAATCGGCGGCCGCGGGCAGAGGCGTTATTCGTGGGCCCGACGCAGGCGATTTCCGACCGCGCCTATGAGCAGGCCGTCGGCATGATCGACGAGTCCAAGGCGTTGAAGCGACGGTTTCGGCCGCGCGATCACATCAAGACGATCGAGGACATGTTCAACCACTCCGAGATGAAGGTGAAAACCTTCGACCTCGGGATCCTGACGGGCGCAATTCTGATTTTTGTGCTGCTGGACGAGTTGCATCTTTTGGGTCGAAATCAGCACACGATGAAGGTCTTACGCCAAATCCGCGGTGGGTTGGACAAGACGCCAGAAGGTCAACTGCTGATCACTACGACCCAGAGCGATGATGCACCGGCCGGTGCCTTCAAAAGCGAATTGGCGATGGCCCGGAAGATCCGGGACGGCGAGTATCGCAATCGCATTATCCGCCCGATGCTTCCCGTCCTGTACGAGTTCCCGCAGGACATCGCGCAAGACCCGGCGAAATGGCAGGACCCGAAAAATTGGCCGATGGTCATGCCAAACTTGGGCCGGTCAGTTCACCTGAACACGCTAATCCCCGACTGGGAAAGCGAAAAAGACAAGGGCGACGAAGCCGTTAAAGTCTGGGCTTCGCAGCACTTAAACATTCAGATTGGCTTATCGTCGCTGAATGATGCGTGGGCCGGCGCGAAATACTGGCTCGATGCTGCCGATGAAAACCTCACCCTGGACGAACTACTGGAACGCTCCGAGGTTGTAGTTGTTGGCATCGACGGCGGCGGTCTCGACGACCTCCTTGGCCTCGCGGTTATCGGCCGCTGCAAGAAGACGCGCGACTGGCTGTTGTGGAACCACGCATGGGCTCAGACGGACGTGTTCGACCGCCGAAAGGAAATCGTTCCTCGGCTGCAGGACTTCATGGACGCGGGCACGCTCACGCTCTGCGAGGATGACCCAACGCAGGACGTGCGCGAAGTCGCCGACATCTGCGAGCGGATTCGTGATGCCGGCCTCCTGCCCGAGAAGCACGCTGTCGGGCTTGACCCGCAAGGTGTTGCCGCAATGGTCGATGAGCTCGCGGCGCGCAAGATCACTGGCGAGCAGGTTGTCGGAATCTCGCAAGGCTATCGGTTGTCCGGTGCGGTCTGGGGCATGGAACGGAAACTGAAGGACGGCACGCTATGGCACTCCGGCCAAGACATGATGGCCTGGTGTGTCGGAAACGCGAAGGCTGAGCAACGCGGCAACGCGGTTCTGATCACGAAACAGGCGGCCGGCAAAGCCAAGATCGATCCGCTGATAGCCGCCTTTGACGCCGCGATGCTCATGGCTAGGAACCCGGAAGCGAACCCGCAGCCGTCCTACGAAATCCTCTTCGCCTAACTCACCCACGTCATCTCGTCCGACTAGTTGCCCATAGGAGGGCGGCACGATGAATCGCGCTTATGGCCTATTGGAGATTCGGTCGGTTGATGATGAGGCCCGCATCATCGAAGGGTTGGCCACAAGTCCGGAGCCTGACCGCGTCGGTGACGTCGTGGAGCCCATGGGCGCTAAGTTCACGCTCCCGCTCCCGCTGCTGTGGCAGCACGACAAAAACAATCCGGTTGGCTTCGTCGAAACGGCCAAGAAGACGAAGGCTGGGATTCCGTTCCGCGCGCGAATCGTGAAGATCGATGAGCCCGGCGCGCTGAAGGACATGGTCGACAAAGCGTGGCAGGCCGTGAAAGCGGGCCTCGTCCGCGGCGTGTCGATCGGCTTCCGGGCGCTCGAGCGTTCGATGCTCGACGGCGGTGGCATCCGGTTCCAGTCGTGGGAGTGGCTCGAGCTTTCGCTTGTCACAGTCCCGGCCAACGCCGACGCAACAATTTCAAGAATCAAATCGCTCGACTCAACCGCACTTTTGGCCGCGTCCGGCCGCAGCGGTGTCGTGCGGCTCTACCCCCCCGGCGCTTCGGGACAACCGAAATCTCGAAACACGCCCAAGGAGGGCAAGGAAGTGAAGACGATTCAAGAACAGATGAGCGCATTTACGGCGACGCGGACGGCGAAGGACGCCCGCATGAGCAAGCTCATGGATGAGGCCGCAGAGAAGGGCGAAACGCTCGATGCACAGGCCAAAGAGGAATACGACACGCTCGAGACCGAGATCAAAGAAATCGACGACCACTTGGTGCGGCTCGCGGCGCGCGACAGGGCGAACAAGGCGGCGTTCGTTCCGATCAAGGACGTGACCGATTCCAAGTCCGCCTCTGATCTGCGCGGCGGCAGCGCGGTCATCAAGGTCAACAATCTGCCGAAAGGGACGGCATTCACACGCTACGCCATGGCTCTGATGGCCGGACGTGGCAGCGTGTCGGACGCGCTCGAGTATGCCAAACGCTGGGAAAGCCAGACGCCAGAAGTCCTTGCCTACATCAAGGCGACGGCCGGCCAGAGTGCGGCAGGCAGCGGCGTGTGGGGCTCAGAGCTTGTCTATCAGCAGAACTTGCCGGGCGAGTTCATCGAGCTCCTGCGCGCTGCGACGATCATCGGACGCATCAACGGTTTCCGCATGGTGCCGTTCAACGTGCGTATCCCCCGGCAGATTGGCGGCTCGACCGTCAATTGGGTCGGCGAGATGGCGCCGAAGCCGGTAAGCGAGCTGGACTTCGACACCGTGACGCTCGGTTACAACAAGATCGCGGGAATCGTCGTCCTGACGGAAGAACTTATCCGCCTGTCGTCACCGTCCGCGGAAGCGGCCGTGCGCCGTGATCTGGTCGAACAGATCGCACGGTTCATCGACGTGCAGTTCACGCTCGCTTCCGTTGCGGCTGGCGCCAACAACCCGGCATCGATCACCAACGGCGTGACCGCGATCACGGCAACTGGCACCGGGGCGGACGATGTCTATGCCGACGTGAATGTTGCGCTCGCGACGTTCGATAATACGGACCTGGGCACTAATTCGCTCGTCTTCCTGATGCCGCCAGCACTCGCGCGCGGTATCTCGACGCTGCGTAACGCTCTCGGGCAGTTCGAGTTCACCGGCCTGACGATGGCTGGCGGAACATTCCTCGGGTTCCCGGTGATCGTGTCGAGTTCGATTGCGGCAGGCACCATCATTATCTTAAAGGCCGACGAAGTGTTCATGGCCGACGATGGGCAGGTGACGTTGGATGCCAGCAATCAGGCCACCCTGGACATGAACGGTGGCGCGTCGCCAACCTTCAATCTCTGGCAGCGTAACTGTATCGGCATCCGCGCCGAACGCTGGATCACTTGGTCCAAGCGCCGGCCTGATGCCGTGGCGCTGATCGAGAGTGCGTCTTACGGGCCTGCGCAGGCTTCGTAATCGTCTCAGGAGCGAGCTGGGTGAGAGCCTGGCTCGCTTCCCTTTTTGGAGTTTCGAGAATGAAACGAGTGACTGAGCGACTCCTGCGCGTGCTCGTCAGGACGAACCTGACTGAGGAGCAAGTGCTCGCCGCAATCCAAACCGCCGAGACCCAGAGCGACGCGCCGCGCGAGAAGCGCAAATATCAGCGCCGCGACATGAGCGCAGAGAACTAGCGTGAAGCTATTCGGCCTCAATATCACGCGCGAGAAGGCTCTGCCGCCACTGACGCCGCAAACGGTGCTGACGAGCGAAGCATTTCGTATCAGTCAGGGCTCCGCGAATAACTTCGGTCCAGGCTGGAACTCGATATTTGGTTCCGGCGGCGTCATCCAAGAGCCTTTCCCCGGCGCATGGCAACAGAACGCCGTCCTGCCCGTCACGGACATCCTCTGGCACTACGCGGTGTACGCCTGCGTCACGCGGATTCAATCGGACATAGGCAAGCTACGAACGAAGCTCGTTCAAAGCGACGACGGCGTGATCTGGGAAGAAACGCAAAGCCCGTCGTTCTCGCCCGTGCTCAAGAAGCCGAACCGCTATCAGACGCACATCGACTTCAAGGAGCAGTGGACCGGCTCGAAGCTGATCAACGGGAACGCCTACATCCTCAAGGAGCGCGACGAGCGCAATGTGGTGGTCAAGCTCTATGTCCTCGATCCAACGCGCGTGCATCCTCTGGTCGCTCCTGATGGTGAGGTTTTCTATCAGTTGAGCGCCGACAATTTGGCGGGCATCGAACAAAGCACCGTCGCTGTCCCGGCCAGCGAGATCATCCACGACAAATACAAGCCGCTGTATCACCCGCTGTGTGGGATATCGCCGCTTAGGGCCTGCATTCTCGCAGCAAGCCAGGCGCTCAATATCCAGCAGGGCTCATCTGCATTCTTCGCAAACGGGCAGCGCCCAGGCGGTATCCTGACGGCGCCGACGGCAGTCAACCCGGACGTCGTCAACGATCTTAAGGCCCAATGGGAAACCGGGTTCTCTGGCAACAACCGCGGCAAGGTCGCAGTTCTCGGCTGGGGCCTGAAATATGAGCCGCTGCATGTCGACGCGAAAGACGCGGAACTGACAGAGCAGTTGAAGATTAGCTGCGAGGCGATCTGCAGCGCGTTCCACGTTCCACCGTGGCTTATTGGCTGCGGTGCGCTTCCGCCGAACGCCACGCCCGAAATTCTCATGCAGATTTATTATAACTTTTGCTTACAGAACCTGATCGAGATGATGGAGGTCCTGCTTGATGAAGGTCTGGAACTTCCGACGAAATACGGGACCGAGCTCGACATCGACAACCTGCTGCGCATGGATTCGCGCGCATTGATCGATGCCGAGGCCGCGGCTATCGCTGGCTCGCTGAAAGCAACCAACGAAGGCCGTCGTCGTATTGGGCTCAAGCCTGTGAAGGGCGGCGAGGACGTACGTGCGCAGGTCCAGTACTTCTCCATCCAGGCGATCGCCGAGCGTGACCGGAATGACCCGTTTGCTAAACCAACGGAACCGCTCGCGGTAAAGCCGAGCGCCGATGCGGCGCCGGATGATGATGACGAAGATGACGATCCAGAAGAACGCGCGCTGTTTGCAGCCGCGTGCCTGACTAAGGAACTGTACGCCCAGCCGAACACCCGGTCCGCCTGAGATGCTTGGAAAACGCAGATGAACAATCGCGAAGTTGCATCTCTAATGCGGGGAATCGCGCCGGTCATTCGCGGATTTGTGGAATCGGCCACAGCGCCGCTAGTCGCCGAAATCTCCGTGCTCGAGGCCCGCGAGCCGATCCACGGTAAGGATGGGAAAGACGGCGTTGACGGCAAGGACGCCGCGCCGCTATCCGCCGAAGCCCTAGCCGAGCACGCGAATGTTCTCGTCACACGCGAGACGGCGCCGCTGGTTGGTCGCATAGCTGCACTCGAGGCCCGCGAGCCGATCCACGGCGAGAAGGGCGAGCCAGGCAAAGACGCCGATGTTGCGGAGATCGCTGCGCTGAAGGCAGATGTTGCTCAGCAGAAAGTTGTCATTGACGACTTGGTCGCGCGTGCACCAGTGCCTGGCCCCAAGGGGGATCCAGGGGAGTCAATCGAAGGCCCCAAGGGCAAAGATGCCAGCGAGTGCTACGCCCCCGACGCCGTTGCGCATCTCGTCGCCAAGTCGATCGCGCTACTGGCCGAGTCTCCATTGCAGCGTGAGCCGCCAGTCGCAGCAACGCAGCCGTCCGCTCGGCTCCGCACGATTTTCGAACGAAACGACAAAAACCAAATCGTTGGCGCGCGGCAAGAGCTGGAGGATTGATTGGCCAGTCTGATCTTCAACTCCTGCCTCGACGATCAGGCGCGCGCGCTCATCGATTTCGCGAGCGACGATTTCAAATGCGCGCTCGTGACGTCGGCGTATGTCCCAAACAAAGACACGCACACGAAGCGCTCTGACATCACGAACGAAGTCGTCGGCTCGGGATATTCGGCTGGAGGCGAACCGGCAACGGTCACCGTCACCAAGGACACGGTAAACGATCGGATCGATATCGCACTCGGTGCGATCAGCATCCCAGTATCGACGATAACGGCCAGGGGGGCAGTTTATTACAAGAGCCGCGGCGGCGCAGCGAACCTCGACGAGCTCGTCGCCTACATAGATTTCGGCAGCAACATCGTCTCGACGAACGGCATGTTCTCGCTGACTGCATCGACACTGCGAATCCAGAACTGAGGCATTTTAGATGGCGATCACGACGCTAGACGAAGTCATCGCCGGCCTACAGCCGCCGCGCTGGATCACCAAGGCCGTCACTCCGACGCTTATTGCGGGCAAGCCTCAGAGCCTGTGGGGCCTGGCCGGGATGCCTGGTGCTGGCGCATGGAACGCGACGCTTAACGGCGTTGAGCTTACCGCTCCAATCAACGGCCAGATCAATCGCACGAACCCTGTCACCGGAAACGCGCACCTCGCGCGCTTCTCTGGCCAGGCGACGATCGCTGGCACGCTGCTTCTGCTCGACCGCCTATGGCATAACGGCGGCTATACAATCACCTCGACGGGCGCGCAGAACAGCACCACCCCCACTTGGCCCGCGCGTGACATCAACGGTGCAACAGCCGGCGACGGTGTCCTCCTCGCCCTTGAGATTTCCTCTGCGGCCGGTGCGGCGGCCCCGACGATAACCATCTCGTACACCAATCAGGCAGGAACTTCAGGACGGTCGGGAACGAACGTCAATCCGACTGCGAATAGTCCAGCGGCGGGCTCAATGTTCATGATCGGCCTTCAGGCCGGCGACGTGGGCGTGCGCTCGGTTCAATCTCTTACGCTTAGCGCGTCATGGCTATCCGGAACGATGAACCTTGTCGCCTATCGGCTGCTCGCGGCGCTTGAACTCACTCTCGCGAACACGCCGAACGCGCTCGACGCCATCTCTGCCGGGATGCCGCGCATCTATGACGGGTCGGTCCCCTATCTCGCGTTCATCCCGAGCACGACGACGGCGAGCATCGTTTCTGGCTCGTACGTAGAAACCCATGGATAGCCAGCATGGCGCGCTATTTTCCAGACCAATCCGGTGGGCTGCAAGGCCGGGGTGGTTTCTCGCACTTCAGGGACGTAACGATGCGGCATCCGTCGTTCTGCAGAACTGGTTCTTTGGAGCGGCTGAGATGACGACGACCGTCCAGCTTCAGCGCCAGTCGATCTGCGCAGGTGGCGACCACGTCGTAATTAGCGTGACTGTGGGGGCTGCCCCAGCGAAGGATTACAGCATCGAGATCGCGCGGGCGATTCAGCCGCTCGCGGCACTAACCGATGAGGAGCGAGAGACCATCCTAATCGGTCTCATGCAGCTACACTGTCGCGGTATGACGAAGGCGCAGGCGAATGCCGAGCTCCTCGCCGGCGTTACGCTGGTAATCTGATGACGCTTGTTGCGACGCAGGGCCTTTGGCTTCCAGGTATGGACTTCAGCCCGCTTCTTATCGGGGCGTTTACTGCGCTGACGATCGATGCGACCGGCGAGAAGGCCGCGTTCATGGGTCAGGTCTGGAACAGAGACCGAGCGACTAAGAGTATCCGCAAAGTAGGATTTCCTCTCGGGACGGTGGTCAAGGCTGGCGGATCGGCGCTGACGGTCAGTCTTCAAGACGTTAGTCAGACCGCTGGCCCGCCATACCAGCCCGA